CGCGCAGACGACTCGGCTATACAACGTGCTGCACAGCATAGACCTTGACCCCGGCGACCTGTCCTCAACGTATGAGCACCCGGTTGCGCGTCACGCATTCCAACTCGCCGACGGCCCGATGGTTGTGACCGGTTGGGGTTCCTACGAGAACTCGACCGACACGATCCGTATTGAGCACGGTGGCTCGAGTGTCGAATTTGGGCTCGACCTGGCGGGTGATTTAGCCGATCACATCGCGAATGCGGCGCCGGACGATGGAACTGGCATACAGGCCGCGGCCGGTGGAGGCTGACGTGCCCACCGCCGCGCAGCTCCACGACACCGACTCGCTCCGCCTGCGGGGGATCCGACTCGCCGGCCACGACGTGACGCCCGGGCACGACCAGTTGCACCACTTTTGGACGGTCGGCAAAGGTCGCGCGCTCTGGGTCGAATCACCTGAGCCGTGGACGACTCTCGTCGCGCACCTGACCAAGTACGTCGGGCCAGAGAAGGCCAAGGTCTATGCATCGCGCTGGTTCATCGAGGTGTTTGGCTTCGCGGCTGGCTCTGATCTCAATCGGGTGACCCACGGTCATCCGCCGCGCGGCCACAAGGTCGGCCCGGGCTGATGGCCACATACGGCGGGGTGCGGGTCTCCGACTCCGACGCGCTACGGCTACGCGGCATTGTCGCGGCCGAACCGTGGCGGCCGACGCAGTTCCGCACCGAGGCCCCCGACGAGATGGTCGACGCGCTGGTCTGGGCCATCGCCGAGCTGGCCGGCGAGCACGACGAAACCCGCGACGAGCATTTCGAGGAACTCCACCCGCGCGGGCCGGGTGGCAAGTTCCGCACCATCGCCGAACGGGTCCTGCACGCACTGAAGCAGCATCACGCGTCCGGCGGCAAGGGCCCGGACCCGCTGAAAGACTTCAACCGGGAGCAGCTGCGCAAGGTCGCCAAAGCGCGGGGGATTGACCTGCCGCGCGGCGCGAGCATCGAGCACATCAAGGCAGCGCTGCTGGAGCACGTTGCTAGCACGCACACGGGCAAGCCGGACCTGACCCCGGGCAAGCCCGACGTGCCGGCGAAGAAGGCGGTCAAGAACGCCGCGATAGCCAAGACCACCATTCCAGGGAACATAAGCGAATGGCAGCCGACTCTCACGGCCGACCAACATGCACTCTACGAACTGTCTCAGCAACACGTATCCGATCGGATCGGCGCGGGTAATCCGCATAACGGGCGGACCGAGCTACTGACCACATCAACCGGCCAGCGGCTGGTGTTCAAGGCCCACGAAAATCGTGCGGTACGAAACTTGAAAGAGGCCGGAGATGCCGAGCAGCTCTCGGCGTTGGTGTCGGATGCCGTTGGGGTGGAAACACCAACAATCCTCCGTACTGGTAAGAACGAGTGGTATTCGGGCTATGTGGACAAGGCGACCAGCGGCGTCGATCTCGTGTCGAAGGGCTGGGAAATCCCGCACGACATTGTCAACGGCGGCGAAGGTCGTAAGTTGGGGCTGCTTGATCTGTTGATCAAAAACGGAGACCGAAATCCGTCCAACTGGTACCGTCGCCCCGATGGCACGCTGGTCGCCATCGACCACGGGTGGGCGTTTACGCCGGGAGAAAGCCCCAAATTCTTCGCCCGCCGCAATGAATACTTCTCGGGCCATTTCGCCGCCACCATGGACGATAACGGCCCCAATGACATTAGCGCCGCGGAGGCATCGAAGGTCCGGCAGCGACTGGAGAAACTCAGGGAAGACTTCGTCCGGCTCGGCCACGAGGACTGGTGGACCGAAATGATGGGCACAATGGATCAGGTCGCAAAGTGGGCTCGGCCATGACGCGGGACATGCGGGTGATCGACTCGGGCCGGGTCATCGGGTATGTGCAGTTCGACGGCGGCAAACTGAAACTCGGCGGGATGGCCGCCCTGATCCTCGGCCGTCTCCGCGACGGGATCAATAACGACGACCAGTTCGGTGCGGACCTCATCAAGGACGGTTGGATGAACCAAGCCGTCGAGTTGGGTCCGGCCAGATCCTGATCGCATGAAACGACGCGGCGATCAACCGACCAACTCTTTGACCTGAATCTGTAGGGCGCCAGCCCGCGTACACCGAAAGGTAGGCGTGGGCCGATGACGCATGCCACGACCGCCCCGTACCGCCGCACCGTCCCCGCCGTCTGCCTGCGCGCCTACGACTTCAACGCCACCAAAGGCGACGGCCGGACCCTGGAAGGCGTCGTCGCCGTCTACAACAGCCGGGCCCGCATCCGCGCCCAGGGCGGCGATTTCGACGAAGAGCTGCTGTCCGGTTCCATGGCTCGGTCGTTGGCCAAACGGACCCCCGTCATGCAGTGGGAGCACGGCCTCGATCCGCGCGTCGGCCGGGTGCCGATCGCCGCCATCGCCGATATCGACGACGACGGCAAGCGGGTCCACGTCCGCGCCGAGTTGTACGACAACCCCGTCGTCGAGCCGATCCGCCAGGCCATCAAGGGCGGCTCCGTCAAAGGCATGAGCTTCCGGTTCGAAGTCCCCGACGGCGGCGACACATGGACCAAGCCCAGCCGGCGCGAGGACCGCGGCGAGGTCGACCTGCGCCGCATCGCCGACATGGACGTGGCCGAGATGGGCCCCGTCGTGTTCCCCGCCTACGACGCCACCTCCGTGTCGGTGCGCTCACTGCTCGCGCACTTCGACCCCGACGAACGCGCAGCACTGGTCCGCGAGCTCGCAGCCGAAGTCCGGCTCGCCGTGGACCTCGAAGACCTCACCGGGCGGCATGGCACGCGGAGTGCCGGCGGCGGTGACGAACAGGAAGAAGAAAGCGACGACGACGAAGACCTCGAAGAGAGCGAAGAGCTTGACGAGGACGACACGGAGCCGCCAGCACTACAGACCAGCCGCCAGCGCCTCGATCAGGGCGCGCTCCGTGTGAGAGGAATCCTGAGGTAACTCCCATGACCACCGACAGCATCGAAATCATGCCCGAACTTCGCGGCAAGCGCGTCGAGGACATCGGCAACGCCACCCCCGAAGAGATCCGCAACATGACCCCCGACGACCTCGTCCGCTTCGTCGAGATCCTCGACGCGCACCTGCGTTCCATCCACCAGGACGAGGCCACCGGCGAACTGCGCGACAAGTCCACGGTCGAGCAGACCGCCTTCGACTACGGATTGAAGCTGCGCGACGTGGCCTTCGCCCGCATCGAAGAGCACCGGGCTGTGCAGGAAGTGTTCCGCCGCCGGCCCAAGGCCGTCGAAGCCGCCATGCTCAACATCACCCGCAACCCCAACGACGCCTACGCCGACGTGCGGCGGATGAACGGCTACGAGGCCCGCGACCGGGCGCTGCGCACCCTGGACGACCGCAATGCGGCAGCGTCGCTGCGCTCGGACCAGAAGGACCACATCGAACGGCAGATCCGCGAGAACGTCGACGTGGCCCGGCGGATCCTCGTCACCGAGAACGAGGACTACCGCAACGCCTGGATGAAACTCGTCACCCAACCCGACGCCGCCGGCTTCCTGTCCGACGAAGAGCGCCAGGCCGTACGCGCCTTCCAGGAATACCGGGCCGCGTCCGAAGGCACCACCACCGCGGGTGGCTTCGGCATCCCCGTCTTCATCGACCCGTCGATCATCCTCACGGCGCAGGGCAGCGGGAACCCGTTCCTGCAACTCGCCCACCAGGTCAACATCAACACCAACATCTGGAAGGGCGTCAGCTCCGCCGGCGTCTCCTGGGCGTTCCAGACTGAAGCCGCGCCGGCCACCGACAACATGGCCACCCTCGCCCAGCCCACCGTCACCGTCTACATGGCGCGCGGTTTCATCCCCTACTCGATCGAAATCGGGCAGGACTACCCCGGCTTCGCCAGTGAGATGTCCACGCTGCTCACCGCAGGCTACGACGAGCTGCTTGTCGACAAGTTCACCCGCGGGTCGGGCACCAACGAACCGCGCGGCATTCTCACCGCCCTGTCGGCCAACACCAACGTCCGGGTCCGTGCCGCCACCAACGCCGGCATCATCTCCGCCTCCGACCCGTACACGCTGTGGCAGGCCATCCCGCAACGCAACCGTCGCAACGCCTCGTGGCTGATGAACGTGTCGGTCAACAACGCGGTCCGCCAACTCGGCACGGCCAACGTGTACCACGCGTACTCGGTCAACCTGCCCGAGGCGTGGACGGACTCGCTGTTCGGCAAGGGCGTCTACGAGTCGCCGTATATGCCGAACCTGTCGACGACGACCACCAACACCGAGGGCTACATCATCGCGGGGGACTTCTCTAACTACGTGATCGCAAGGAACGGGGGGATGAGCGTCGAGCTTATACCCCAGATCTTCCAGCAAGCAACGGCCGGTAGCGCGTACGGATTCCCCTCCGGCCAGCGCGGATGGTTCGCATACGCACGCATCGGCGGGAACAGCGTGAACGATCTTGGGTTCAGATTGCTCGTTAATACCTGAGGTCCCCGATCGTGCTACACTGACCGAACAAGGAACGCCGGGGAGTATCGCCTCCCCGGCGCTCGCCGGAAACACCTATCTCAGAGGTGCCCGACATGGATCAGTCTAGGACGTGTCCCCACTGCTCGATCAGCTTCGAGCCACGACGGAAGAACCAGACGTTCTGCTCAAGGCTTTGCAAGGACCGAGCCAAGAGCATCGCGACGCGAGTCAAGATGGCCGGACGTGCCTGCCTCGTCGAAGGCTGCGATCGGCAGGCGATCGGCAAGCGCTACTGCTCGATGCACTACCGCCGACTGCGTGTGGACGGCGCACTCGGTAGTGCTGAGGCAGTCCGTGGCGGCCGTTTCGGCGTAACGCCCTGCGCGATCGCTGGATGTACTCGGAAGTACTACGCCCGAGGGCTGTGCTCGCTGCATTACAACCGCCAGCGGCTAACTGGCAACGTGGGACAGCCAGGCACGGTGAAGCGTGCAAACGGAACCGGAACGATCGCCATCGTCGGTGGCTATCGCCGTTTTCAGTGGTATGTGGACGGCAAGCGGGTCGCAGTGGCCGAGCACCGTCAGGTCATGGAGCAAATGCTCGGTCGGCCGCTCCGCAAGTTCGAAGAGGTGCATCACAAGAACGGTCGTCGAGCGGACAACCATCCGAGCAACCTAGAACTGTGGACCAAATCCCAGCCCTCTGGCCAACGTCCGGAGGATCTAGTCGCATGGGTAATAGCTAACTATCCGGAGCTTGTCGCCGCCGAGCTGGCAGCGCGAAAGGATTCACCATGACCAGTCCCACCACCTCGACGACGGCCACCAAGTCCGACGCCCCGAAGCTCGCAACCGGCGCCCGCGCATCCGAGTCGGGTGACCCGACGGTGCAGCGTCTCCTCGCGATCCGCGACGGTCATCTGTCGAACCGGGACACCATCGACCCTCCGGTGGTCGACCCGTCGGGGCTGGAGGCTGTCGACGAGGCGCTCGCTGAGGTCGATGACGAGTTGGCCGAGTTGGGGTACCCGCAGGAGTCGCCGACGGACCGCAAGGCGCGGTTGCAGAAGGCGGCCAAGGACGCGGCGGCGAAGGTGGAGGCCGCGGCGAAGCGGCGTGCCGACCGGGTCGAGGCCCGCACCAAGTAGCTCCCCTGTCGTTGCTGGTTTGAAGGCCCGGAGGTCCTCCGGGCCTTCACTGTTCCTGGAGGTTGCGATGGCTGATCCGCCGCTGGACACGACTGCCTGTCCTATCTGCCATGTGATGGGCGGCAAGCACGACAGGTCGGTGCACGACATGGTGGCGAACAACGGCGCGAAGTCGTATCCGCCGCCGGGGGATTCCCCGACGGGGATGCAGAAGTGAACGTCGTCTACGCGACCCAGACGGGTCAGGTGGCTCTGGCCGAGGGCGGGATGCAGTACGTCGCGAAGGGCGAGCACTGGTACGC